TGGAAGGCTGCGTAGTCTTCAGAGAGTTCATCTTTGAAGACATCTGGTTGTGCACGATACGTTTTGAATCGGTAACCACCCCACGAGCGCTCTTTCGGGCGCACGCGGACATGGTCTCCTAGTAGATGTCCATCACCGAACCCTTCCGGGCCGAAGTGACGGAACTTCACTGGGATATAACCGATCAAAATCGATGCCAGACCGTTTTCGCCTCTTCTATAGAAGAAGTTATGGAGCCGGAAGAGCTCTCTTATCGAGAGAAGTCCGGCAACATATACAGGTCTGATATCGAACCCTTCGAAGAAGTCTCCTCCGCAGGATTCACGAAAGGGCCCTTCGAAAAACGATTTCTCCTTGTTAAGGGAGAATCCGCATTCGCTGAGCCTCTTCATGACCTCTGCTGCGTATTGACTCGGGACGATGATATCGTCGCCATAAACGCTTACAATGCCTGTTTCACAGGCAGTGCGAGCAATGGCGTAGAAAATCAATGACTCAAGTTCAAACGTAAAACCATTTCCCATTGAACTAAACTTCGCGAGGACGTGTTTCTGGCCCTCATGAAGAATAATATCAGTTCGTAGGTCCTCTAGGAGGGCCCACCATGGGTATGGCAGGAGACTCGCCACTAGCTCGCGAGAGATAGTGTCGGATGCTGATGACAAATCAAGCGTCGCGAAAGAACCCGTAAGGGAACCTTCCCGCGCTAGCTTCTGGTTTCGAGATTGATCTCGAAGATCGACTCCTGCCTTACGGAGGAGACGATCCCTGATCCAACGGCCAACGCCCTTCTGAAGAAAGGTGTTGATCATCGGTTCAACCATGATGCAACGATCTGTCTTCGCATTCTTCGGGACCGTGGCTAGTTTTCCGTAATCCTTTATGGTCGCTCTCTCGAGCGAACGCCAGGCGGGAAACTGTGCTTGCAAGTATGGAACATACTTACTCGCACCGGCGGTCACTGTTGGGTCAACGGATAACTTCCGTCGCACGCTCGTTTTTCGCGAGATTCCGACGTTGGCTCCTGGCCCAAAGCCGAAATCCAGCTCATCAAGAGACGGCACGTCGCCTAAAATCCACGCAATTTTCCGCTGAACTCCATATAGGAACCCAGCGTCTAGTCCACTTTTAATAGGACTAGAGCGCAGACGAAAGCGACGATTTGTTTCTTGACACTGGACCTCCGACTCAAAAAACTTAGTGACGGCGACCTGTCGGGTGTCTATCCCGAGAGGAATGGATGCATTCTTAGAGAAGAATGCATGAATTTGACGCTGTGCTCTCAGAGAATCAAGGGTGGCATTGGAAGACCCATAATCAACATCAGGTAAGATACCCCGATGTAGCTTGTAGGTACTCCCAAGACCACACTCAATGCTATGAGCGCAAGTATCGCTTTCAAGTCCATACGCACGACTCCAAAGTTCGCTCGTGAGGTGATCAAGGATATGCACACTCTTCTCGAATGAGAAAGGTGTGCTAAAGCGCAGCGAAGCTGATGCAGTTTCCTTTTTCATCTTCATCTTACTCCATTAGTTCCCCCATCAACAGAATGTTAGGTGGGGGTGCAACAGGGTAACGTACAACCAAGCCCTCCTTAGTAGGAGGTTTCGAGCGCCTCAACCAGCGCGATCACCTGAGCATTAGCGAGTAAGTTCGCCGTGAGAACACGGAGATCTTTTCGCTGATCCTTAGTGGATCGCATTGGAGTGAGGAACTCGACGTTCGCCTGAAGATAATAGGCGACCTTGGGCGGTGCTTCATAACCCGCGTACGACGAGCCGGACTGGACCTCCAACACAGGCACGCGAAGCGTGACGAGTGTCTTATGGATGGTTCCGCTCACCTTCTTCGGAACGAGAATAATCTCGTTCTCCCCGATCACTGGAACCGTTGACACACCGTTTTCACGGTAAGTCGCTGGAACTGTTGAAACAGGGTTGAAGATATGGGCGACCGGAGTTGCTTTACCATCATTAATGGTAATGGGTGCGATTGCAGCCATTATATTTCTCCGAAGAGTGGCATGTAGCATAACCATGCCGGAAGGTTGACGAGCCCGAGTCTCACCCATATCGATATGACATGGTAACATGAGAAACAGGCGAATACCCATTTCAGGGTCTCAACTAGAAGCAGACACATAGAGCGTTACCTGCGAAAGGCCTGAAAGGCCTGATGCAGGAGAGCACTGGCCGAAGCAGCTTGTCTGAGAGAAAGATCAGTGTCAATCAGAGATTGACGCGGACCTGAACCATCAAACAGGTTGTTCGGAACAGAGTTACTTATATTACGAGTCATTTCGGTCCTCTTTTGGGAAAAGATACCTCCTTTCTGAGCCTTAACAGCACCAGTGCTGCTATAGTTCCAGCAAGGAGCTCCTGCCCCAATAGTAAGCTGAACGAAGGTGCGGAGGACATCCGTCTTGATATATTTCCCTACGGGAAGTATATAAGACGCCTCTACAGCTTCGATCAGAGAACCAATCGGAAGGAACCAATCAGCGACAAACGAGAGAGTAGTTAGCTCCCACGCGACGCTAAGAGGATTCAATAACCCAAGCCTTGCGGCCCAAGTTACTTCCGTGGTACTCAGTTTAGCTATATGGTAAACGGTCCGTTCACGCTGATGAGTCACCGACTGGCTTTGCGCTTGACTGATGGCGGTTTGAAAATCGCCACTAGTTGTACGTAAAGACGTTCGGATAGATGACTTCTCAACGAGCGGTTCGTTTATCAACTCTGATGCGGCATAAATGTCGTTTATCAGAGGGACCCACCCATACTGAAGTTCCAGGAATGACCCGGAAATATCACCAGAGCCCAGCTTACGCTGAGCTCGACGAGACGCGCGTTTTGACGATCCCATTGCCCGAAGGGCGCCGGTTAAGTCTCCATTACGCGTTCGTCTGAGTGCCTCGCCAAATCGGAACATACGATCAGCGATCATATGCCACGATTCACGTGACTCGCCTGCAGACACAGCCAGGTTAAAGTCCGATTGCTTATATTTCCCAAGCAATCGGGCCAAGGCTTCAATGTTGCTCGGCTCAGCCGGGCTAGGTGAAGACTTGTAACCGCCTGAAGCAAATATGACATTGGTGGGAATACCCCCGAGATGATTCGTGAGAATCGGCTCATTAAGGGTATACCAACGGGTTGACGTGTAACCGTTTTCGTTAAAACGGCCCGCGATCAAATCCGCATGAGGAGTATTACCCCCAACACTATTGCGCCCATGTTCAACATAGGCACCGTTGTTGTTGAGGTTCGTTCTCTTCGTCCAAACAGCTGTAGTCATAATGCAGCGCTCTATGAAAGTTCCCGGGTAGTTACTAATCTCGTCCGGCCAACCTCAGTCCGCCACCAAAGGTGGTAGGGTTGACATAGCTAGGCGAGAGAAGTTCCCACCCG